TGTAAATGAATGCCGAAAAGGCATCTTAACCCATAAAGCCGGCAGTGCTTTAGAAACGGCCAACACGAGGAAACACCATGTTCAAGATCGAGAAGCACATCCCTGTTCCTGAGTCGCGCCGCGGCCGGCCTGCGCTCTATCCGTTCGCCGATATGGCGCCGGGCGAGTCGTTCTTTGTCGCCGAAGCCGAACAGCGCCTGGTTGCGATCCGTCGCGCTGCCAGCTCGCACACGCGATACACCGGGAAGAAGTTCACCGTTCGCTTAGTTGATGGCGGCGTTCGTGTGTGGTGCTGCGAGAAAGCGGCAGCGTGAGCGATCCGGTCAACAACCCGAAGCACTACACGTCTCACCCTAGCGGCGTGCAGTGTATCGAGGTCGTCGAGCACATGGGATTCAACCTTGGCAACGCCATAAAGTACATCTGGCGTTGCGACCTGAAATCCGATGCGATCGAGGACCTCAAGAAAGCGCGCTTTTACATCGAACGCGAGATCAAGAAACGGGAGCGGGCATGAAAAGGACAAAATGGTTTCCGGCGAGCATCAATCCGGTGCGTAAAGGCGTCTATGAGCGGAAATATGATTGGGGCGTCGATTACGCCTACTGGAATGGCTCGGATTGGTGTACGTCGGGCGAAACGCCGGGAGCGGCGTATTGCTGGAGGCACCTGCTTTCGGATTTCCTCCTCCCCTGGCGCGGCCTGACGGAACCCGCAGCATGAGCCCCGCCCTCGCCTACTGGATGTTCTTCAACGTCATGGCGCGGGCGTATTTCCCGGCGCCCAAGCCCGAGCAGAAGAAGGACGGCGAGTGAAGCGGCCGCAGCCATTACGCCAATACGAATACAAAGACCCTCTTGAGGTCTTGATAACGCGCGAGGAACGATCATGCAAGGGCTGTGTGTGGACCGTGGGACGGATCAACTTCGGGGAACGCTCACTCTGCGCAAAGCTGCGCGTGATGACGAGGCGGTGTGCGGACTACCAATGTTCCGCAGCATGGAGAGCGCGTTATCGTTCGCGTACCTCTGGCGAGCCTCCGCAGGGGTGAAGATTGGCGAGATCAAGGAATACACCGGCAAGGTCGGCGGCATGATCCTGTCTGCGAGCGAAAAGAAGGCGCAGGCGGGCCTGATACTCGACGTCATAGCCTCGCACCTATCCCGCGATCAACGGGCGCTTCTAGACGCTTCCTATGGCGGCGAGAACGGCGAACGCCATGCAGGTATCGAGCGACTGACGCACTTATGCGCTCACCAGAACCGCACCCTGGTTCGCATGCTGATGATGCGCGAGTTCGTGCACGGTGAACGCTACTGCCCGAGCCAGCAGGACATAGCGCGCGAGTGCGCCGTCCATCAAGCGACCGTATCGCGCGTCGCATCCAAGATCGCCAAGACCATCGCCGAGCTGCGCGAGTCGACCATCACGAAGCTGACGCCAGCGTTCCAACGACGGGGATGGGTGCCGCGCGATGAAACGTAGTCGACCGCACAAAAAAGATCGCTTTAGTGCTTGCATTAAAGCATCGGTTAAAGTATCGTTTCATCACAGCAGCAAAACAACCAAAACCAACGGAAGGAACTGCCATGAAACCTCAAGCCCTTATGCAGTCTGGATTATTACGCAGCATCGCCGGATTTCGCCCGCAACAGGCTCCTGTTGCGCGTAAAGTTTTGTCCTCAAACGATGCCGTAAAAGATACCTTGGCGTCTATCCCGAAATCGGTCTTCATGTCCGAACTGCGTAAGGCCGGCGACGAGCACCTTTGTGCCGTTCCCGAACTGGTCGAGATCTACCGCCAGTCGCAAATCTCCCAGAAGGTCGCCGACATGTACGTGATCCTGCGCGAGCTCGATCTCGAATGGCCTGCACTTCAAAAAATGACATCCGCCGACATGACAGCGTGGATGCAACTCCTTGTGAACCGTGCGCGCGTCCTGCGCGATGAAATCGACGAGATCAGCCATGCGGGCCGCAATTGATTGGGCGATCGCCGCGCTGATCTGCTTCGGCGGCAGCGCTTGGGCGGCACACGAAAACCTAAGGCTGCTGACATGAGCGACTGGCAGCAACAAATCGAATGCGAAGAACAGCAACTTTACGAACTGGACCGACACCATGAAAACGAGCGAGAGCATCGACAAGCTGGCCGAAGCGCTTTTGAGAGCGCAGCAAGAAATCCGTTTCGCAGCGAAGGACTCGAAGAACCCACATTTTAAGAACAACTATGCCGACCTCGAATCCGTCATCGACGCGATCAAAGGTCCGCTCAATGACAACGGCATCGTGTTTCTGCAATCGCCATCGCCTTCTGACGACGGCAAGTTGCACCTGACGACGCGCCTGATGCACCGCTCGGGCCAGTGGATGGAAGACACAGCCGTTGCGCCGATGCCGAAGCAAGACCCGCAGGGGTTCGGCTCGACGCTCACCTATCTGCGCCGCTACAGCCTGTCGGCCGTGACTGGGCTCTACCAGGCAGACGACGACGGCAATGCTGGATCTGGCGTCGGCACGAAGCCGGAAGCGAAGCCCGCACCGAAGGCGAAGCCGGTCGACGCATCGGAACTCAACGACTGCGTTATCGCGCTCCGCGAGTGCGAGGAAATCGAGCAGTTGCAGGGAATTTTCGCGGGCGCCTGGAAGCGCGTCACAAAGGATCAACAACCGCAGCTGAAGGCCGTCTACGACGCGCGAAAGGCTGAACTCTCAACCGTAGGGGCTTAACACATGGCTAATTTCGACAACACTAACCGCGGCACGCTCGGCAAGAACCGGCGCAAAGAGAAGGACACGCATCCGGAATATGCCGGAAATATCAACGTCGATGGCGTCGACTATTGGCTGTCGGCATGGGTCAGGGAAGGCCCGACAGGAAAGTTCTTCAGCCTGTCAGTTCGCCGCAAGGACGAGCAGCAGAAGCCGCAAGGCGTTCCGGCACCGGCCAACGATCAGTTCCTCGACGACGATCTTCCGCCGTTCTAAAACAACGACCGCGCCGCTAGCCCGAGCTGGCGGCGCACAAAGGGGAAGGCATGCAAGCATTCAGCGAATGGTTTCCGCGAGACGTTAAGCCCGTTCATCAAGGGGTCTACGAGGTGCGCGTAAAGGCAAACGGGAAACTGGTGCGATGGTTTAGCTGCTGGACCGGCGAGCATTGGGGGCTGTCGGATCAGACGCCGATCGCAGCATTTGAGCACTGTGAAACGCCGAGCGATGCAGCGAAGCACGCGGGCGGATTCGAATGGAGAGGAATCAAGAAATGAGCACGAAACATACGCCGGGACCGTGGACAGTGCATCACAAGATGCGCGACTGTGTGACCTTCGACGGTCGAGACGGAATGGAAAATCTCTTCCTCTGCAACGTCGACGGCTACTACGCTTGTCAAAGCGAAGCGGACGCCCGCCTGATCGCCGCCGCGCCTGAATTGCTGGCAACCCTTCAAAACCTGCTTGGAGTTCTTGAGCAAGTTTCGCTCGAAAGCGGAATCTGCTGTTGTGGCGACAGCATGAAGAATCACGCAAGCCCCATGTACTGCGGGCACTCTGAAGTCGACAGCGGCGAATACTACGGCCAAATGGCTATCGGGGACGCGCAGAAGGCTATCGCCAAAGCAACCGGAGAACAATCATGAGCCAGTTACACAGCGACATGCCCGTCATCATCGTACCGCTTTCGCATATCCGCGAGCAGATCCGCATCGCCGAGATCGACATCGCAGAGAGCACCATGCGCCGCGATGCACTGCGCCTGATCCTCGATCTGCGCGAGATTCAAGAGCTTAATCGCACCAGAGCAATCATTGAAACAATTTATCAATAAACGCATCCGTAAAGGCATCGTTTCGCGCTATTATGTGTGAACCGATGCCGAAACGGCGTCACATAACAAGATGATCAGAGCGCGAGGTTAAGCATGAAGGCCGGATACGAATGGACCGGGTTACGCGGATACGGCGCAGAAAGATATGGCCTGTCTAACACGCGCGTGTATCGAGCTTGGACGCAAATGCATACCCGCTGCAAGAGCGAGAAATCCATCAGTTACCCGAGGTATGGCGGAAGGGGTGTAAGAGTTTGCGATCGCTGGATTTCGTTTGATGCGTTCATCGAAGACATGGGGTTCCCTCCAACAGAGAAGCATCAGCTCGATCGAATTGCCGTCGATGGAAATTACGAGCCATCAAATTGTAGGTGGGTAACGCACAAGGAAAACTCTCGCAACAAAAGCAACAACACGATGCTTTCGTTCGGCGGAAAAACGAAGTGCGTGTCGGAATGGGCGGAAGAGCTTGGAATGAAAAGCCAAACGCTCAGCCGAAGGATCCATACCAGTAAATGGTCGATTGAAAAAGCACTTACGACGCCGGTAGGAAGGAGAAGCAGATGAGCAACCTATTCGAAATTGCCAGCGAATACCGCGCAGATGCCGCGAAGCTGGTCGATCTGGATCTGGATGACGCCACGTTCGCTGACACACTCGAAGCGATCAGCGGCGACCTGGAAACGAAGGCAATGAATACGGCTTTCGTATGCCGCAATTTGGAAGCGACGGCCGAGCAGATCAAAGAGCACGCGAAAGCGATGACCGAGCGCGCGAAGGCGATGGAAAACCGCGCTGCACGAATCCGCAAGTACTTGCTCGACGGGCTGCAACTGGCGGGACGCGACAAGATCGACACGCCGTTCTTCAAGATCAAGATCGCGCAGAACCCGCCGAGCGTACAGATCAGCGACGAGTCGTTGATCCCGGCGAGCTACAAGACCGACCCGCAGCCGCCCGCCCCTGCTCCCGATAAGGCGCTTATCAAGAAGGCGCTTTCCGATGGCTTCGAAGTGCCGGGCTGCTCGCTGGTTCGCGGCCAACGTCTCGACATTCGATAACCGATCCCGCCATGCATACCGTCATCCTGCCTCACTTATCGGCTTACACAGAGTACGGCAACGCTGGCGGCTGCTGGTTCATCCGCCGAACAGTCAACCTGGCGGACATTCCGTGGTGCTGACGCGAGAACAATGCCTAGCGTCGTTCATGCAGGCGGTACGCGACGGACGACGAGGCGACTACGGGGCGGCGAAGGCGATCGTCGAGCGAGTTCGGCAGAAGTTCGACGATCAGGCGGCCGAGACGGCGAAGACGGAAATCTGGAAGTACATAAAAAGCGACAAGAAAGCATGACAGGCCAAAACGAGTTATCTGGCGAGGCGCAGTTCCTGACGCTTCCCCTTCCCCCTTCCGTAAATTCCTACTGGCGCAAGTCGCCACGCGGCATGTACATCAGCCAGGAAGGCAAGACCTTCCGCCAGCGTGTTGCCGAGATCGTCGCCGAGCACAACGCGATCAAGTTCGGTTCCTCGCGCCTGTTCATGGCCGTCAAGCTGTCAATGCGCGATCGACGTGCGGCAGACCTAGACAACCGCCTCAAGGCGCTGAATGACGCGCTGGAACATGCCGGCGTATTCGATGACGACGAGCAGATCGACGAGCTGTTCGTGACGCGCGGTCCGATCGTCAAGGGCGGCGAATGCACTGTGATGATCGCGAGGGCGTGATGACAGAAGAAGGCGAAATCAATATCTTCCGCGCGCTCGACTATCTACGCGACCAGGCGCCGGCATATGCCAAAGCGAAAGCCGAGCGCGTCTATCTCGAAGAATTCCGCAAGTCGAAGAAAGCCATTCTGATGCGATCCGCAGAGGAAGCCGGCCACAAGTCCGCGGCATCGCAGGAGCGCGAAGCCTATGCCGATTCGGACTATCACGAACTTCTGGTCGCGCTGTCAGCAGCCGTCGAAGCAGAAGAAACGCTGCGCTGGCGCATCGTCGCGGCGCAGGCTCGGATCGAAACATGGCGGACGCTGGAAGCAAACCGGCGAGCAGAAGCAAAGGTACTGTGAGGAAAGCATGAAATTATCCATCCGCGAGATCGCACTTTCGATGCTCGCCAGCAGCGACTACACGCGAAAAGAGATCGAAGACCTGTCCGGATGCTCGCATTCTGGATTGCACAAGGCGATCCACAAGATGCGCGAAGAGAAGTTGATCCACATTTGCCGATGGGAGCGCCCGGACGGCCGCGGCAACTTCGAAGCAACGTATCGTCTCGGCAATCGCCCCGATGCAAAGAAGCCGGCGCCATACACGCACAATGAGATCGCCCGGCGCCACTATAAGCTCAATGCAAAGCGCATCAATGCGAGGCGCTCGGCGCAGGCTGGTCGTCCGGTCAATCCGTTCCTCCAACTCACATGGGGCGTCCGATGAAACGATCCGCCCCGATGAAGCGCACCGGGTTCAAGCGCCCCGAGCCGAAGCCGTTCGCGCTGGCCGATCGCAAGACGACGCTTCAGCGCACCGAAATGAAGAAGCGCGCACGCAAGCCGAAGGCGGGCGATGACAAGCGCATGCGCGACGCCTGCCGCGACGAGCCGTGTTACCTGCACATCAATGGCGTCTGCATCGGTGACGTCCGCACCAGCGTACCGGCGCACCGCAACGAAGGGAAAGGAATGGGGTTGAAGGTACCCGACGAATTCACGATCCCGGCGTGCGCCGCTTGTCACTTCGAATACGACCAAGGGACGCGGTTCCTGCGCGAGCAAAAGCGCGACATGTGGAACGCAGCCTTTGCAGAATGGGCGCCAGTGCGCGCCGCAAAACTCGGTATCCAACTGGAAGCAGCATGAAAAACACGATGAAACTTGGATCTTCGACCGCGAAGACCGTACCGCAGCAGGAGCTGATCGACGCCATGACGGCGGACACGATCTACAGCCAGGATCAGATCATGGACCTGTTGCCGGACCACCCGCGCGCCGCTGTGCGTGACACGCTGCATGTTCTCGTCGGCAAGGGCATCGTATGGCGCGAAGGGCGACGCAGCGGCAGCAGCAAGAGCGTGATCGTGCGATACAGCCTGCTCGAAGGTGATGCTTTACGGGAAGCAGTCGAGCGCAAGACGAAGCGCGCAGAGACACCGGAATGGATGAAGGCGAATCTAACCGGATACGAAGCGCCGATGAACCGTCATCGTGAACTTTGCATGACCGTGCGGAAATAGTTGTTTTAGCACTTGCCAAAGCGATGCCGTATAAGTATTATTGACACCAATAAAGCAGCACTACAACAACCAACGGAAGGAAGCCAACATGACCAACTCAACGCACTTCTTATTATTACGCCCGTCACGTTCCGTGGCCGCCATCTTCGAACACGACCGAGCCAGGTTATAGCGTCTCGGTCGTACTCAAAGCAGACAGACACTGTGGCGCATCGCGCCGGACATACAAGGAGCGGGAAATGACAGACAACAAACGCGCGGCAGACGATTCGGAGCGGGACGAAGCGCTCAAGAAATGGATGCAGGAAGTCGAAGGCACAAGCATCGAAGTTACACCGCTGATGCGATCTGCATACCGTGACGGATGGGCCGATCGGGCCGCGCTGTCGTCCCGCGCCGATGGCGGCAAGGGTGAGGCGGTACGAGCGTATGCCATCTACCGCACACGTCTCGAAGAGAACGAGGGGGAAGAATTTTTCTTCGCCGCAAATTGGCATAACGACTATATCGCGCAGGACGGCGAGCGAATCGTGTCCGGCCTATTTGTTCCTGACACCGCCCCGCAAGCCGAGTGCGCACCGCGTGAGGCGCAGCCGGATGTGTGGGCGCGAGCAGATTGGCCTACGCCTTGGACGCGTCACGGTTCTGGCGAAAGCGAATGGTGGTCACACGATGGATTTGAGGCTAGAAAGTCTTCGGGCGGACATTGGGTCTTGCTTCGCGACGGCAAAACGCTTTTCATGCATGAATATTTGCACGAGGTCATGACGTTCGCCGCCCCTACGCCTGAGCGTGCGGACGCCGACACAGCGGGGGCCGCTGAGTATATTGGGCCGCATGGTCGGGCGCTGTTGGATGCTATGGCGAGTCAGGAGCGTGCGGACGCCGAAGAAGATGATGATTACATGCTCACTCGCGCCGTCAGGAATGCGGAAACAAAATTCGATCTTTGGGAGTATGCGCACCGTGCGGACACCGGGAAGGATGCGGCGCGGTGGAAGTGGCTCAAGATGCAATCGACCGTAGGCGAGCAGTGGGGAATCATGAAAACGCCGCGGGGCCAATGGGACGCATACGCAGACGCCGCAATCCTAGCCGCGAACAAGGAGCCGACGTAATGCCGAGCAGCAAGAAACCTCGCAAGCCGCGCAAGTTACGCGAGGTGAAGAACCACATCATGTACCTGAAAAACGCCGACGAGCCGATGCAGGGGGAAGAACGGCTCGAAGTGCTGACGTCAGTTCATATGGCCGCCCTCTCCTTCTCGCGCGGCACGGCAACCAAGGCGGAATGGGACACGATTGTCATCGGGATGAATATCGCGATCGTACTGTGTGAAAGCGCGGGAAATGGCGAGATCGGACTGCGTGCGCTGTACGACGCGCAGAACGCCATGATCGAAGTAGCCGAGCGGTTCCATGTGCGCGACAGTTTCGTACTAACTGGCGACGAGTTGCGGGCATTGAATGGCGGGATTCACGTATTCGAGGCGCTTGTCGACACGGTTAGCCGGCGCCAGTACACGCGGGCGTGCGCCGAATATACGAAGCGGCTCAATGCCGGGAAGGCTGTACAGATACGCAAGGGGAAACCCACAGAGCGGTTCGAACTGAGGCAGGCTGCGTAAGCAAGGAAGGAACCAAGGAAGGTTGGAATCTTGGTTCTCGCCAAGTTTCCTTGATTGGTTTATTCTTTCCAAGATAACAAGGAAGGAAGGAACCAATGAGAACGCTCGTGTTTTCCTGCCTGAAGGGCGGGAGCGGAAAGACGACGCATAGCGCGCACGTTGCTGTTGCGCTGGAACTGATGGGGAAGGGGCCAGTCGTTACGATGGATCTCGACCCGCAAGGCTCGTTTTCCGCCTGGTGGAATGACCGGCAGGCCACGACGCCAGCGTTTGCCAAGGTGAAGGATGCGAAGCACCTGCCGGCAAAGCATGCCGAGCTGGCGACCGCGGGTTTCGAGTGGTGCATCATCGACACACCGCCGCAGGATCACGAGATAAACCGCACGGCGATCCGACTGGCCGATCTCGTCATTATTCCGGCCAAGCACTCGCCGCACGACATTCGGGCCGCAGAAAGCACGGTCGACTTGTGCGAGCAGGAGAACAAGAAGTTCTATTTTCTGCTCAACGAGACGAACGGGAAGGCGGTCACGCTATCGGCCACGCGTAAGCTGGCGTCGATGGGGCCGGTTATCCCGCACGCCGTGCCGAAGCTGAACGGCTATTGGGAGTCGATGATCCCCGGCCTGACGTTTCAGGAAACGAGCCAAGGGACCGGCGCAATCATCATCGACAACGTGGTGAGCTTCCTTGTTGGGCTATTCGAAAAGCCAGCAATGAAGGAGAAGGCACATGTCTAAGGCGACGCTCGATATGGTTGTGACGAAGAAGGGGGGCGCGGCGCCCGCAACCTTGGAAGCAAGCAAGGAAGAAACCAAGGAACCAAGGAAGGAAGCAACCAAGCAAGAACCTGAGAGAGAGGCGAGAAAACGCCCGTGGGACGGCCAAGACGATGTGATAAAGGCCAATTATGAAGTGCCGCGCCGGATTCAGACGAAACTCCACACCCTCAAGACCTGGGGGAGGATCGAAAACCTAAAGGGGTTCGTGTCTGAGGCGCTAGAGAAGGCGCTGGATCGGGAGATCGCGGCAGCCGAGCGGGAAGGGTACTGATGAACGATCAGCCGGAGTTGTGGGAAGAATTGAAGGTCGAGAATCACTGGTTCCACGTCGTGCGCGCGATGATCCAGCGCGACAAGATCGCCGAAATGGGTGTTCACGCGTGGGCGGTCTATTGCGTGCTCAAGAGCTACGCGGCGCTCGATACCGGGAAATCCTATCCGGGCCGTGATGCGATAGCCAGGCACGTAGGCGTGTCGCTGGATACCGTCGACCGGGCGCTATCGAAGCTGGACGAAATGGGGATAGTTGCGCGAAGGAAACTCGGGCGAAGCAATTCGTATGAACTGACGGAGCAAATACCGATGACCGCAGCAAATGGCGAGATCGCGATGCACGGTGAGGCGAAGTACGTCCCGATGCAGTTTCAACAGGTTTTAGACCAGCTGAAGGCGTTCGCGGCGAGCGGGAGTATGCAGGGAGGTCTAGAGGTCAAGATCGTCTTAAACGCCAATTTCCTGACTGGCTCACATGCGACGGTAAACAACTACAATGCGCCGGCCGTTGTCGGAGTCGAAGTTACCCCCAAGAAGTCGGACTGAGTTATCCCATCTAAAGACTTTAAGATATATAGAATCTATATAGTGCCGCTGGCCAGCGGCGTATTCGCCTCGATAAGCCGCTCACCAGCGGCGTATCAGAAAACAATAGGCCGCTCGCCAGCGGCTAATGAAATGTTGTCCACAGCCAGTTATCCACAGATTCTGTGCGTAACCCTGTGCGCAATTTCCGTTCGATAAATACTATTATGTCAAATAACATAGGCGAGTAGCCGTGCACCAACATCTGCGCCGTCTTACTCCGCTCCGCTTCATCGCCGCACTTTTCGTCGTCCTGTTCCACTTCGGGCAATCCGTGCCACCGTTCAACGCGGCATGGATTCATCCGGCGATCGTGCATGGAAACAATGCCGTCTCGTTCTTCTATTGCCTGTCCGGCTTCATCATGGCGACGGTCTACCAAACGCCGATGAACTGGTTCGAGAAGAAGGAATACTGGTGGGCTCGCGTCGCCCGCATCTATCCGGTGTATCTGTTGTGCCTCGCCATCAGCGCGATATGTATCTGGCAGTCGACGCCGACAGAAGTCGCGCTATCGGCGCTTCTGCTACAGGCATGGGTTCCGGGTTATCCGCTGACGCTGAATGCGCCGGGCTGGTCGCTGTCGGTCGAGGCGCTGTTCTACCTGCTGTTTCCGTTCATGGCGGGCGCGCTCACGCGGAAGCGCCTGCGAGCGACGGCGATCGGCGCGGTTGCGCTGTGGGTTGCAACGCAGTTCCTGACGTTCTACCTGATACGATTCCACTACGACGGCTATCCGTCGAAGTCGCACGATTTCATTTTCTACTTTCCGCTGATGCATCTGAGCGAATTCGTGCTCGGAGCGGCGGCGGGCGCCGCGTACCATCTCAAGAAACCCGGCGCTTCGCCGATATTGCTGATGTGCCTTGGGTCCGTCGCCGCTGTCGCGCTGCTGTTCGTGGCCGCGCCGCTGGTCGGGCTCTCTGCGTACCCGGCAAACGGTCTGTACGCGCCACTGTTCCTCGCCGGCATCTGGCTTGTCGCATCGCTGCCGCGGATCGGGCTGCTAGAGCACCACGTCGCCGTGACGCTCGGCGAAGCCAGTTACGCGATGTACCTGCTTCAATTCGTGGTGATGTACTGGATCGGAGGCAAGCTGCGCGAGGTGTATCCGATGGGCGACACGGCGCATTTCTATTTGTGCCTTGCGGTTCTCGTCGCCGCATCGCTTCTCGTCTATTTTTTCTTCGAGCGGCCAATGCGCGCAATCATCAAGCGCGCATATGGCGTCATGCTCAATCCGCGCAATAAAGTGAAGTCTATTTTGCGCTGAAAACGACACCGTCTAAACTGACGACGCTGCCAACGGCGCCGCCAGGGACGGCAATTTGCACAACTCCTGCCGACGAGATGTAAAGCACCGCGACCGTGTTCGCCTGCGTGATGGTCACGATTTCAAGATTGATCGGCGGAGCATAACCAGCCGGAAGCGTGAAGGCAGCGGCGCCGAGCGAACCTGTCCCGGCCGTAATGGCGCCGCGCAGCTCGACAAGTCCGTTCATTGCCTTCTTATAGCTCGGAGCGCTGCCGCCAGCCGTCCAATTGTTTGCAAAGGACGGAACGGCCTTGAAGTTGTTCGCGCCTAGCGTCGCAGTCCCGAGCAACAAATTGTTGCCCGGATCAACATCAGACACAGTCGCCGCGAACGTCCACGCAGAGTTGTACAGCGTATTTCCAGTGAACGAACCGCCAACCACATTCGCAATGGTAGTCGGCACCGAGTTAGCCCCGAGCCAGTTCTGTTTAATCTCGACCAGATTGTTAGTGCCGGTGAAATTGAATGCTGTCGCCGTACCGAGTTCGATGTAATTGCCATCGATTCGCACAGACGTGTAGTTAGCCATCGCAATTGCGGTCGCGTTACCTTCCATGTCCGTATCACGGATAACAATATTGTTCCCGCCGACGCCGAGCGAAATGCCGATGGCATTGGAGTTAAGCGCGCCCTTGTCCACGTACAAGCTGTTTGTGCCAGTCGTGCGCGTTGCGATTCCAGCAACGCTAGAGCCGTAAATAAACGGCGCGATGATCCGCGTGTTGTAGGACGCATTAAGTGCAATACATGTCGAGTAGTTATAGCAACCGACGTTTTGAACGAGAGCGCTGTTCGTGTTGCGCAGATATAACGCGGCGTTCGCGCCGGTAGCGGTCCCGCTATTGGGCTGCGCAAACGAGAAGTCGCGGAATACGTACTGCGTATCGAACAGATTCGTCGCACCGCCGACGCTCAAAAGATCCGGGAATGATCCGCCGAAATACTTGAGTTGCGTCGCGCGGCCATCGCCAAACAGCGTAAAAGATACGGTCGTAGTAAACGGGATATTGATGGTCGCCGAAATCTTGTAAGTGCCAGCGGGCATATACACGGCGGCGCCGTGCGGAAGCGACAGCGCATAATTGATGGCCGATTGGATCGCTGTAGTACTGTCGGTTGCGCCCGTCGCGTCGGCACCGAAATCCTTGATGCTGATCACATCCTGAAACTTTCCTTGAGCCGTCCGAGCCAAAGCGCCGGTGCCGGATTGCGTGAACCCAACGAGCTGCGCCGGGACCTGAGTAGTCGCCCACGACGAAGCAACGCAGAAAGCCAGCGCGAGGCTGGCGATAATTCGTTTCATGGTTTTTGTCCTACTGAGTGAGAGATTTAGCCGCGGTTGTCGCTTTGCACGCGCGGGTCTGACTGCATCTTTCCGCGAAAGAACGACGCCACGCCGAGCACCGCGCCGATCGTCAGCGTCAGATCGGTTGACAGCGATACGGGCTGCACATGGAATAGCGGCAGCATGAATAGCGAAATGATGTAGAAGCCGAACGTGAAGCCGATAAACGGGCGCCAGGTGTATGACGGCCAGTGATCGGACTTCGACTCACTCTGCATCGTCGTGTTGACGTCCTCGATAGCATCAGAGCCGGCCTTAATCGACGCCTGTTCGGTTGCCGCGCTGATCTGCGCCATCTGAACCTTGAAATCGTTGTCGGCCTTCTGAAGCGCTGTAATCGCATCAGGCGATAGACCCGCTTGAATCGCCTGCGTCACCTGATCGGCTGTCCCGTCTTGATGGCCGAGCACGGCCGCGCTGACCGTCCGAAGTGCGGCGCCTGCTACCATGCCGGCCGGCCCGCCAACAACAGACAGCGCGGTTGCCAGCGTCGGCGCGACGCCACCTAGAATCGTTTTCCAGTCCATCACACCCCCTTACGCATCATGTCGGCAAGGCGTTGCGCCCTGCCCTTTACCTGAGTCGCCCAAGCGCTCGCGAGCATTCCATCGGCTGCGGCGCCGTATTTGCCCTGACGCATTGCAACGAGCGTGTTGCGAAAGCCGAGCAGCTTAGTAATCCCGAGGTTGAACGCCATGTTTGCAAGCACGCGCTGGCGAACGTCGTTCAAGTCTGTCCACCACGGGAGGTTGCGGTCGAGATCGTGAAATACGTCCTCAAGGTCGTCGTCAAGCAGCGAATTGACTTGAACGTCGTTGAGGGGATACTTCCACCCGGCCGGCAGCGGCTTCGCTTCCAGGTTGTGGCCGACGCCCGTTGTGTCGATATTCTTCGTGTCCTTGTAGACCACGTATCGAACACCTTCATCGCGCCGCAGCTCGGCGATCAGTGTCTGGCGGTTCTGGTTATTCATGAACGGGCTTCCCCTTCTTCAGTCGCTTTACGGCCGAATACAGTTGCACTGCGGTGTAAGCGATCGACAGAACAAGTAGGATTCTCGGGAAATTGACATCACCCCATGCGAGCGCAGTAACGATCCACGACGGCGTTGTTTTTGCCACTGAGGCGATTACGGCTGATGCTTCATTCGGCATCTGTTTCCCCAAAGGAAAAGCCGCCCGTAGGCGGCGTTGTGGATCAGGAAATCAGACCGTTCCCGAAAACCTTGACGGATACATAGGCGAAGTCAGTCAATACGCCAGATGCGTTAAATGTGTTCACTGTCACGTTTGATGGGGTCATGGCGTTTACGGTCCCGTAGCCGACACCGCTTCCGACCATCACGTCGACCGGATATACAGACAGCAAACCCGCCTTCTGGAACGTGACGCGATAGACACCCGTCCCCGTCTTGGTGATCTGCGGCGCGTTGTAGCTATACGTCGGCGTCGGCGAGGCTTGCGTACCATCGAACGTTGCCGCAGCGGACACCGTGAAATGGTCCGACTTGACAGGGCCCAAGAACACCGGACGTTCGACGCTCGATGCGTAGAGGTTGCCGTAATCGACCACATCGACGGGCGCGTTGGAGCCATCGTTGACGAAGACGTAAGGCGTCGTCGATGACGGGACATAAGGGCCGAAACCAGCAAACCCGTTGCCGACCAGCGTCATCTTCACCGCGTTAGGCGGGTTCACATCAACAAGGACGTTGTACGAGACGAACTGATTGACCGCGCTTGTGAGTCGGTTGAACGTGCAGCCGATCACCGTGATGGCAGTCGGGCCTTCGATGTTGTTGCCGGCCTGGAACCAGATGTCGGCCTTATAGGCGTTGTTCTCAAAATAAACGCCGTTGAACATCGCGGCGAGCGCACCGCTCAGGCCAACCGTGCCGTTGTTCGCAATGACCGCTATACCATACCGATAGGTCGCCGAGCCCGTCAGGCCGTTACCCTGTACCGCACCGCCGATGAACGATACCGTCGACGGGTTGCCGACGAGAGCTGCATAGTTCTGGTTGTCGATGAATTCGCAGTCGATAAAGCTGATCGCGTTCGGCGGGGAATAAGCGCTGTAGTTGAGATTGACGCCGCCACCATTCACCGCAAACAGGCAGTCATAGAACGACGACTGCAAAACATCGGTGCCATTCATGCCGGTTGTGAACAACCGCGAGGCGACGTTGCGCATTACCACGCCCGACGCGAGGGTCAACTGAATACCAATGCTGCCGTTGATGGCCGACGTTCCGAGAAAGCGAATGTCGGACATCGTGAAATACGAATTCAGCGCACTCGGCGACGCCCCCGTGTAGGTGAATGCGGTTCCGCTGCCGGTGTAGTAAATCTGGCTCGCGCCCCATCCTGCGCCCTGGATGCTGACGTGCTTTAGATCGGAGTCTGTAACGCCGCTCTGATCGAGCTTTAGGCCCGAGCCCGTAACAAGGTAATTGCCGGCAGGAAATTTCAGGACGCCGCCCACGCTCACAGCGTAATTGATCGCGTTCTGAATGCACGCGGTATCGTCCGTCGTGCCGTCGCCCTTTGCGCCAAAGTCCTTGACTGAGATCGTCTCGCGAAGGCGGTCTTGCACCGTGCGCTTAATAGCACCCGAACCGCCTTGCAGAAAACTCAACTTCGACGAACTGATACCCGCGCCGGCCGCGACAGTTTGGTCCGTGACGGACCCCGCAGACGGCGATCCGACCGCCACCGAAAGGCCGCTTTTGGTGTAGACGTTCTGAATGCCGACAGGGATCGGGCTCGTAAAGGTAATGACCGAGCCGGACAGCGTGAAGTCGCTAGGTTCATGCTGCGGTACGCCGTCAAAGTCGACCCACAGATTCGAGGCGGTGCCGGGCGCGTTGGACAGCGTGAGTTGCGTCGTGGTGCCGGGCGTGAAGTCAGTTCCGGCGACGAACGCCTGATCGACCATATTCCCCGTAATGCCGGCGTTGGCATCGCACGTCAGTTGATCCCAGATCGTGACGCCTGCTGCGTCCTTGACCACCTGACGGAACGTGCCATGCCCCCAAATGACAGCCTGGCCGCGACTGTCGAGCAGCACAGGATTCGTATTAGCCGCAGCGCCGGTCGGGTCTTGGTATGTCGGCATCGGGTTCGTCGTGCCGGGCGCGTAGAAATACACCGACCCATTGGCAAGCGGCGCCCCGTTTTGGTCGATAAACTGCTGTTTCCCGTTTTGGAGAAGCTGCATGTGGCCTCAAAAACAAAAAGGCCGCACAATGGCGACCTAGAATGAGAAAAGCCCGCACGTGGCGGGCTCAAGGGGAATCAATGAATAGCGATCAGCTTTGGCGCATGATCTTTACGACCGCTTGCATTGCGGCGCTTTCAGTCGTCTATCCAAGAATCAAGGCGATAGTCCTACTGGCCTGTGAGCGCTCGGAGGAGCGCATTGGACGCCGGCGCGGCGATTGGGACCCCGTAGCGCGCAAGCGCATTCCCTACTGGTGCCGCGACCGCGGGACGCGAAGTAAGTAACGCCTGCGCGACCTTCTGGCCGGCTGCTGTGTACGGCAGCGCGCCAGCACCAATGGCAGCAGCGAGCGGCGCGGTGTACGCCGGTGCAAATGCGTGCCCGAGCGCAGCCGGACCCATCAGCGCCAGCAGCGATCGCCCGGGCGTTCCAGAGTCCGGATACTTCGAGCCAAGAACCGATTGGCCTGCGCTCGAAAAGTCCTGCATCAGCGCGTTTCCGGTAGCCGACGCGCCTTTGCCCGCCGACTTATCAGCCGACCGAACTGCGCTATTCAGTTGGGCCGCAGTGAACACGCCCTCGTTGTTCATGGCCCCCTGCGAACCTGCCGCGCCACGCAGACGAACGAAGTTTGCATAGGCCGCGTTCGCCTTCGTCAGATCCTGCACGGCATCGGCCGCGTTATTGCGCGGCAGCGACGATTCGACAAGGCTCTTGATCTCGCCGATTGCTTGCCCGAGCTGCTGGTTATCGAATGAAGGATCACCAGTGAGCCCGCGCGAGATCCGGCCAAGTTCGCTTTGAACGCCCTTGAGCGTGGCACCGTCCATCGTGCCTTGCGGCGAAAGTTTGCCGGCGACCTGCGTTTTCAGCACGTTCATGAACTGCTGCTGCTGCGCGGCCGGAAGCGACTGCGCCATCTGCGTGAGATTTCCAAGGTCGGATTGAAACTGAGCATCCGGCTTGAACGTCAATTTCGACAGTGCACTATCGTAGGCGTCGCCGATGGTCTTCTGTACGGCGGCGACCCCCTCATTCCCGACCGGCCCGGAATACTTCTGCCCGAGCGGCGCGAGAACCTGATCGTATGTCGCCTTGTTGAAGCCCTGCACTGCGCGCTGCTGACCGTTCTTAATCATGTCGCCGAGGAACGGGACGCTGGTCAGTTTCGCTTCTGTGCGCGCCGCAGCCCCACCGAGTATTTGGCCCGGCGTCAGCGGCACGCCAGCGTCGAGCAGCTTGCGTTGAGCCGCACCGATCGTCGGCGATACCGCGCTTCCAATCGCACTCACGAGCGGGTTAGCAACTGCGCCGACTGCTGCGCTGGTGCCGATCTGAGACGCCTTCTGTTTCGCATAGCTGTCGCCAGCGTTGGTGACAGGCGTAACCAAGCCGCTCGCCAATCCGGATACGGCGCCAGCGCCCGCCTTCGTCAGCAAGCCGCCGCCAGCGCCAGCGGGAAGCGCCATCAGTGGAGCGCTGCCGATAACGTTGCCTGCCGCTCGCCCAACGTCGATTCCTGAGCCGCCCTGCGCCGCGCGTTGCTGTGCGTACTGCGCCTCTTGGGACTGGATCGTTTGATCGACTTGCGGAACTGCGGCGTTGATGTCCTTGGCGAACTGCGAATCAGGCGCAACCTTGTCGGCGAGCCAAGCGCCACCGTGAACCAGCGACTGAACGCCTCCCTTGATGACGTCGCCGATACCCATCGTCACCGAGCCGGGCGTTTTCCATTGCGGGTCTTGAGTTGCGGTGGGGGCTGGTGCGGCTGGCGCGGCGCCCTTATCCTTTGCCGACATGACGCTATTTGCCATGTCGAGCATAGGATCGCCGGTAGACGCCGCGGCGCCCGGCGCCGCCGTCGAAACGGCTTTGCCAGATTGCACCGCGTTCGCCATATCGAGCAGCGGATCTGCCATTTAGAACGCTCCCAAGGCTTTCATTGCCTGATAATCCTTCGTCCACTGCTGCAAATGGCCCGATGCCTTCAGCTTCTGCATGGCGGCCTGCTGATCTTCCGGCGAGCCAAGCGAGCGGATATACGAAACGTCCGGATTGAACGACTGATTCCATTTCGCCTCAAACTGAGGCAGCGAAGACGTGTTGTTGCCGTTCTGCGCGAGGAAATTGGTCGTTGCTTGCTGGCGATCGAGAACCGCCTGCTGCAATCCCTTGACGTGGTTGATCGACTCAAGCAACGCCGGCCCGTTCATGTTGTTCGGGTCGGGTTGCCCCGCCTTCGCTGCCGCCAGTCGCGAATCGCTGCCGGACAAGCCGAGCGATGCCGCTGCCTGATCGGCCGCGCTGTTCAGGTAGTTGGCGAGAAGCTGATTGTTCTTCACCGCATCAGAGCCAGCCTGAATGCCGAACGTGTTGAGCAGCGCCGGCACATTGAGCGCCGCATTGGCGCCCTTGCCGGCCATCGTTCCCTTGAGTGCTTGGGCCGCCAAGTCGTAAGTCTGCATGAGCGGCTTGGCCTGCTGCGCGGCTTGCTGAAGATTGCCGTATCGCGTAGCTGCGTCTCCCGACACCTTGTCTGCGCCCATTGGCGCGCCGGTCGCAACGAATCCGGCCGGAGCGCCAGGAGCGGGGCCGCTCGGAAGCGGTGCAGCCTGACCGTTACTGGTCGGCATGTTCGCTGGCTGCGCAACAGACGGCAGCGGAGGCGGGCTACCCGACCCGCCAAACCCCGGAAGCGAGTTCCGCGGCGCGATTCCCGGCACGCCGTTCTGGTAGACGGGAACCGGCGCCGTTGCTGTAGCCGGGTCGAGTGCTTTATTGATCGATCCCGTCTGCGCGACATCGCCCGATACAGGGTTCGTGTTCGTAAGCAGGATTTGATCGCCCTTGTCGATCGCGCCAGTTTTCGGAAGCATGATGCCGAGCTGCTGCGCCTGCCCCGCTGCCTGCGCGACGTGATTAGCTGCCCACTGTTGCAAGGCGCCCTTTGGCGAATCGGCGCCCGGCATATCCGCCAGAGCTTGAGCGGCGATCTGCGGCGTAATCTGCCCGCTATCTATCGCGCGGCCGACCGCGGCCGTAACATCCGAAGCAGTCGCGTTCGGGTTGTTCGCGATAGATCCGGCCGTTTGATAGGCCCACCCAAGATGCTTCTGCGCGCTATCGAGCTGGTCGTTACTCAGCCCAATATCGCCGCGCGCCAGCGTCTGCTGCTGCTGCTTCTGCGTATTGATGCCCTGCACAACGTCGCCGAGCTTGAACCCTGCTGCGGGATCTTGGCTGATGATCGCCATCAGCTTGTTATTGTCGACCTGACCGGTCTTCGGATCGGTCGCCTGCTGATACGCCCGAGAGATGGCGCGATTGGCGTCTAGCCCCTGCTGTGCGGCCTGGCCGTTAGCGTTGTAGGCGCGGAACTGCGCAACCTGCAACGCCGTCTGGAGCGGGTTAGTCGGCTGCGGCGCGTTCGCGTTGAGTGCAATGCTGGTGTCGAGTGGCATCAGATCGTGAACCCGTAAGAGTTGGTGCCGGTCGTCGTGCCGGCGTTGCTCGTGCCGCCCGCGTTGTTGCTCAATAGCGCATATGTGCTTGCGCCGTTGGCGATACTGCTCAGGCCGCTAGAAAGCGCGTTTGCGCTGCCGATCGTGCCGGATGCGCTCGCATTGGCTGCGCTCGTGAGCGTGTTGCCGATGCTGTTGGCCGTTTGCGCGCCGAGCGATCCGAGCCCCGCCGCCGCGTTCTGGCCGCTGCCGACGACGCTTTGCAGTCGGTTGGCGTTGTTCGATGCGCTGCTGTAGTTCGTGTTGAACGTCTGCAACGCACGGTTATAGACGTCGTTGTACGTCGAGTCAGCAAGGCCAGTTGCGTAGTTCGATGCGCCCTTGAGCGCTGCGCCAGATGTGCCGAGACCGCGAGCCGCCGCGCTGTTCTGGACCGACTTCAAACCCTGATTGAGCGTGAACTGATAGCCCGGCGTCGCCTGCGCCTGCGCCTCTGTTGGCGCCGAGAACTGCTGCGTCAGCATCGGGTTCGACAGCGCCGACTTTAGCGGATTGATATAGCTCGACCCCAAGTCCATATAGGGCTGGAGGTTCTGTTGCGTCTGCTGCCACTGCTCGTTCTGAAGTTCTGCCGCGTAGTTGGCTGCATCAGCCTGCTTGCTCGCGGCACTCTTTGACGCACTCGAACTCATAGCGGAGCCGGCCACGCCCGCGACAGCCGCCCCGATGCCTACTGCTGCTGCAACCATGTTTTAATCCTCTAGCCACTTGGAATAGGTCGTCTCGACCGGCTCGAACTTCATGAACCGAAACAGCGCCGTCGAGTCGTGTGCGTTCTTGCTGCCAACGAACCACAGCTTTACGCCTCGGCGCCTTAGCTCTTTCTCAACGAACTTGAACAAGCGCACGCCGACCATGCCGGTTCGCTTATCCGGACGGACAAAGAAAATGTCGGGAGAGCAGGTAAGGCAGGATTGATAGTGCAATCCTGGCGCAATGAAGCACAGGAAATAGGCGACGATTTCGCCAGCCTCGCGCCCGACAACCGTCATAAGCGATCCGTCACGCTCGCGCGCGTGGTACGCGGCTAGTTGAGGATCGAGAGGAACGTCGTGCGCTTTGTGCAGCGAGATTTCGCCGTAGTGCTCATGCAGGAGCGGAAGCATTTCGCCGTACACGTCCGAGAAGTTCTCGACTGCGTATGTGATCATTCAGAACCTCAGGTCGACGACAAGATGAATGCGGTCTTCCGCCGAATTGTTGATAACTTCGTGCTCGATCGCGTTTTGGAACCACCACACCTCACCGGGCCGCATCCATACTTGCTCGTCGCCGCAGCGGAACACGTTTCCGGGTTCCGACTGGATGACGATGTGATAGCGGTCCCAATACTGCGCATGCCACGGCGAATCGGCATGCGGGAAAATCCGCCCACCCGGAACAACGCGATTGAGCATGCAGCGGCCTAGACGCGTTGCACCCATCGACGACATAAGCGCCATGATGTGCGCGCGTGCTTCCGGTAATGCGTTGACTTCCTCGCGCCAAGGGCACTCGTGCAGGTCGTGGCCGGCGAGCTTGTTCTGCTTGTAGAGTTCAAGCTGCTCGTCGTTCTCGACGTTCACCTTGTCTTGAAAGCGCAGATAGATCGTGTCTGTTTCGCCAAACGGACCCTGCGGAAACTTTCGCAGGAAGTCGTCCGCCTTCCACAATCCCGGCTGGCGATAGATGGCGTTGAGCAACGGTTGAACGTTCAGCCCTTCAGCGATCTTTAGAAAGTTCCTCATGCGCCGTCCTTCACGTACTCGATTCCGCTGACACTGAGCGCGCATCCGTTGCCATTCGCGAAAATCTGCGTTCCCGGCTCGAGCTTGTGATTGACGAGTTCGGGAAACTGCGCCGTTGCGTCTGCCGCGACGTTCTTTGATGCGATGCGCGTCGAGCTATCGGCCACGCGACCGCTCGGAACCTTGTAGACGTTGATGGTCACGACGCCCGCAGTCGGGTTGTTCGCGCTTGCGGCCTGAATTGATGCGGAAGTCGCGGTCGGCGCGGTGTAGAGCGGAACCGATGAGCCCGTCAGACTCGCGCCCTTGACCAGTTCTTTGTAAGTCGTCGTCATTCGTTACCCTCGTGCATAGACGGTCTGCGTGCCGGTCGGAATGGCAGACGTAAAGGTGATCGTGTTGCCGCTGATGGCGTATTGATCGCTACCCTGAAAGCCGCCGTCGAAGTGCACCGTGACTGCGGCCGGGCTTGCGTATGCCTTCGAGAGCGTCAGGCTTGTGGTCGTGCCGGCAGTGAAGCCGGTCCCGGACTGGAATATGTCCTCGACAGTTGCGGAAATGCCGTCGAGCTTCGCCTTGTCAGCGCTGGACAGGAAGCCGTGCGCCGTTTGCGTGGCGAGCGCGTGAAGGTCGGTCGCGTCCTGTATGCCGTGCGTCGGCACGAACGATTCGGGCTCCACCGGCTTGGACGAGTTGACCAGCGCTGCCAATGCTGCTTCGACATCCTCGATGCGCAGCGATGGACCGCGATCGACTGAAACCTGCGACTCGATCAGCTGGAACAGATCGGCGAACATCGCAGAAGCGTCCGAGCCTTCGTGCCCGCTGATGCCGCCCGTTCGGTTGAACACCGCTAGCAAAAGCTGGAACCAGACCATCGAAATCCGGCCCGTCTTCGGGTCAGTCATCGGCACGCCAACATCAGGAAAATTCGTCGGCGTACTCATGTTCTAGCCCGTGATACGTCGACCCATGCGCCGTTGAGCGCCGTCTTGACGGGCGCGGACCATGACAGCTCAAACACGCGATCACGCGCATAGCCGAGGCGCTGCCACTGGATGGACGTCAGGTATTCGCCCGTCTTGCCGAGCGTGTTGACGACGGCGTTGCCCCAACTGCGCCCGCGGTCATCCGACCAGCGCAGCCGCACTTCAGGCGCAGCAGAATCGTCCGGCAGACCGTTTCCGACTTCCATGTCGGCAATGAACTGGCGGAACAGAACCCGATTGCCATCTGCGCCGCCGATATGCGGGAAGCTGCGCATGCACAGGATCGTGTTGCCGTTGTCCGTGTAGGCGTTCGGGTCAAGCGCGTAGACATTTCCCGTTTGCCAGTCACCGACGAGGTTCCGGCCGCCGTTGAAGCTGTGGCAGTTCATCCGATGCCGGCTGAACGTTCCGTCCGCTTCCAGGTAGCCGCGCTGCGCCCACTGCCCCGTCGCAGTGTCGAAACACCACGTTTTGTTAGCGGCCGGGAATGTCAGCACATAGAACGCATGGCCGCCTTGCAGGTACGAAAAGCCGATCGCGTCGTCTATACGGCTGTACGTTAGAAACTCCTGCTCCATCGCATGCGTCGAGATCCGCTCGGCGGCATAGTTGCGACCTGCGAATACGACGCCCTGCCCTTGCAGATCCTTGCCGAGCCAGAACAGCGCGAGATCAATCTTTGCAACCGAATGAACGGCCGCACAGCCGTGCTCGATGTAGACGCCCGGCATGCGCCCGAACGTGAAGTCAGAGGCGCCGGTGTTGTACCAAACTTCAGTCGTTTGCTCGCCGAACAGCCACAACTCGCGGTGCATTACCACTGCCGTGACGAGATTGTCGGCATACGTCGACTTGCTCGCGATGTCTTCCGGATCGAACGTAATGTCGTTGTACTTCGAGATGTAGAAGTGCTGCGTGCCGGGCTGATTGAAGACGAAATAGCCGTCGACGTAATCAACGCGATCCGAGCCATAGAACGCAGGGTCAGTACACACTGACATCGCGTTCTTCGCAATGTCGATGATGTAGCCGATCTCCGAGCCATCCACCAGAAAGGCAGACGTTCCGTTGTCGATGATCGACACTGGGCCGCTTTCCGTCGACAACGAGCCGAGCGCCGCATAGACGTTCGACGCACTTACCGAATACACGGTATCGGCGATGACGTCGTATCGCTGGCCGTTCGTGGCCGTATAGATCGCGCGGCACTCGCCAGTGATCGGCGGCGTCGAGACGAGCGTCAGGCCCGGCGTCGGGTAATACGTGAAAGGCGCCGTGGCATCTTGCGGATTCTGCTCGGCGTACAAATTCACGCTGCGCTGCGCGTCGGCGATGACGCTTTTCGCGGCGTATGCACCGCCAGTCAGAGGGATTCGCATTAGTATGGTCGGTCTGCGTAGATGTTGTAACGCTGCTTCGATCCAAGCCCGCGCGGCATCGTCATTGCTTGGATGCTCGTGTTCATGCGCTTTACGATGCGCTTGGCGTTCACAGCTAGGCCGATCAGCGTGCGTTGAGGGTCGATCTGATACGACGGCGCGAGATACAGTGCGAGGTTGTAGCGGATCGCCGCCATGTACTCGGGCGGAAGATTGATGACCGTTGCCGGCGTCGCGAACTGCGGCAACGCTTCCATCGTCACGATGTGCAACTCGAACGTGTTGTTCGGGATCGGGTAATAGATCAGGTTGCCGAGCGGGAATGCCGGGTCGTAATACGCATACGACGGGAACGATTGAAGCGCTTTCAGCGCGATGCGCGAATAGTCCTCGCGGGAGTCGATGATCGTCACCGGGTAGTCGATCGGCGTTGCGCTGCCGGCGTTCAGGCGCGCGTAAGCCGCATTGATCGCGATCGGGCGCTGAATGCTGAAATCCCCGCCATTGCCGACCGAGTATGCCTGCGCGCCGGTCGATGCGATGGCTGTGTCTACCAGGTGATAGACGCTCAGGCGTTCGCCCTGCCACTGACCAAGCATCATGTTCAGCGTAGCGAGCGCATCTGCGGTATCGTCAGCGGAGATAGCCTGACCGATACCGAGTGCGCCAATGTCTTTCAAGGCGAGCGTTATCAAGTCGAGCGCGGTAGTCGCGCCCGACTGCTGGATTGTGATTGACATATGCCCTTAAATTAAGAGTGGCAGGCCAGCGAGGTTAGGCGAGCGTGAGGCTTGCGCTTCGCACTACTCCATCGGAACCCTTAACCTTGATCGTCAACTGTGTGTCGCTCGTAAGCTGGAACGACATAGAGCCGAGCGCACTCGGCGTTACCGAGGCGGGCGGAGTCAGTTCGACGTTCCGGCTAAATACGTTCGTCCATCGGGCACCGGACCCGCCAAGCGATGCCGTGCCGTCTGCATCCGTCGAGAGGTTGTTCGAATAGAAGCGGTAGCCATTGCTCCCGCAAGACAGCCTCCAGAAGTCAGACGACCACGTATAGAGCAAACCACGCACGTTACCGTTGGCAGACACCATGTAGCCGTTCTGGCCTGTGCCGTCCGACAGCACAAGCGTCTCCCCGCTACCCACACACTCGTAAATCCACTTGTGTTCAGTGTAGGGAATGGCCGATCCGGACAGCGCATGCCGCCATTTCCATCGACCGGAAAGAGTGCCAAGGTATTCGCCCGTTGCATGGCAATACACCGGGTTGCTGTTCGCGCCGGAAAGCGGCTGTCCAGACTGGTCAAGCACGAAACTGCTGGAGATGTTCGGGCGCGTCCCGGGATGGTTGACTGCTACGACGTTCTGCGTGGCACCCGCCTCAAGCGTCACCCCGAAGCCGGTGTTCTGGAACGAGCCCGACAGGTAATTTCCGGTTCCCCATGTATGCACCGGCTGGTTGAACGTGCCCGCGAACAGCGCATTGGACACGCTGTTGTAGTTCGAGCCGGCCTCGAAGCGCACGCCGTCAGCGAGGTTATTCGACGGCCATTTCTGCGTGTTATGCACCATCAGGTTCGACAGCACGTTGTAGCTGCCGATACCGTATTCCACGCCTGCGCCGCAGTTGTATGAGACGACATTGCTCGCTGCGCTGTACTGCGTACCCGGCGTGGACGTGTTGCCGTAAGTCAGGCCGTTGTACGAGTTGCTGACGATGATGTCCGACGCGAGCGAATGCACGGTCGCGTTCTTGTACTCGACTGCGAATTCGTTGAGGCTGTCTGCATGGATGCCACGCATCATGCTGTACGCGCCATTGACGATCAGCGGGCCGTTGTTGTTCGTCGCGTTCGTCAGATTGCCTGTCACGTTCACGTCTTCGATACGAATATCGTTGACGGTCGCGTTATTGTTGGGGTAGACGATGATCGCCGAACCGGACCCGCTCAATCCCGTGATATTCACATCACGGATCGTCACGTCGTTGACGTCGATCAGCGAGATAGGATGGCCGGTCGTCGCAAGTTGCGAGTTGGGCGTCTGCAACGTCAGGTCCGTAATGCGCGTTCCGTTGACGTTCGTGTTGCTGAGAATCGAATTCGTGGCCGACGAAGTTTGCACTAGAGTCGTCGTCGCCTTCGAGTCTCCCCTAAGTCGCAGTGGCTTCGTGAGCGACTGCGCAAAATTCGTCATGTTGTACGTGCCATCGGGGATGCGCACAGTGCTATTCGCCGCGATCGTATTGGCAAGCTGCACCGAGTTGTCGGCAGCTCCCGTGCTCGCACTATAGTCCTGCGGCGTGGCGGGAAGCTCGTTCAGCTTGGCGATGACCGAGCGGACGATGGCTCCCGTCCCGCTTTGCGTGAATCCCTGGTACGTCTGGATAACCCATTGCGCGATCTTCGTGAGTGTCGTTTGCACGACTCCGCCGGCCTGCTTGATGTTGGCGGTTTCAGTGCCGTCAAGCGCAGCGGCGGGCGGAATACTCGCGCTCGATCCAGACGAATCAAGCACGATGCCCGTTTGTGTTCGCGTTACGTGACCGATCGCGCTAATAACAAGCGTGTAATTACCATCGGCAGCGTAGAACGCGAACTGACCGTTAGCGCCTGCTTTGATCGGATTATCGGCGATGGTCACGCCGTTGTCGCTGTAGATCGTGGCCTGGGCGCCTGTCGCTGTCAGAACGCGAATGCTTGCGCCTGCAACGGGCGTTCCGTTGTTATGCGTTACGCTGTCTTGGTATTGCTGCATTAGACTGCCTCAAGAGCGGCCCGAATCTTGTCGTCGGACCAGCGTTTGTCGATCTTCACGCCCTTTTCGGCCGCGATCTGGAGCAGGATTTCGCGCTCGTCTGCCGTGTCGGCGCCAAGCAGCGCGGCCTCTTCTTCAGCCGATTGCACAAGCTGATCGCCAATCCACTTCGGATAGGCGGCAAACTCGGGTTTCTGCTCGCGCGGCACAGGCGGGACGTATTCGGGAACGGCAAAGCCCGGAAGCGCGTCGAGTTCGTCCTGATTCGCAACCAAGCGTTGCGCACCATCGGGGCCAGTCGCCCACGCGGGGAATTTTTCGTATGCCATCGGCTCGTCAGAATGAAAAACCCCCGCCGAAGCGGGGGCCGATTGCTGAATCAACACCATCAGCGGACGATACGGCAGGCGAGTTCCGGATAGACCGCCGCCCATCCGTACAGCACGTCGATACGGCACGGCACGGTATCGGTGCCGATCGCGTACTGACGCGAGATACGCATCGAAATGCCCTTGTGCATGCGACGAGCACCCCATGCGCCGTACTGCGACACGTCTTCGAGGTCAGCGGTCACGAGCGTGAACGCATCCTTGTGGTACGCCAGGTTCGCGCTGTACTGCGTCGACGGCGCCACGTCCCACGTCACGACAGCAGCGTTCGCCGGGCCAGCCGAAACCGTCTGGTACTGCTGGTTGCTTGCCGCGGTGTTGATCGCCGGGAAGATCGACAGCGTTGCGTTGCCCGAGCCATCAGCCGTTGCCGGTGCGGTAACGGTGAACTTGCGCAGCACGCCGGTCGACTGGCGGTTCTGCGGGTTCACGGCGTAGACGCCAGCGATCTGGAACGTATCGCCCTTCGCGACGCTCGCGGCAGCGCCGAGACCGGTCACGGTCAGCGTCGAGCCGGTTTGACCAGCGCCGGAAACGGTGCCGTTCGTGCGCGTGCCGGACGTGAACACGTTGATGTTCTGGTCCATGCCGATGTCGAAGCCGAGCGACGAAGCCTGGAAGATGCCGGATTCGTACTGAGCGCCGATCGAGCGCGACGGGTTGAACAGGCCGGATGCAGCCTTGACCATCGACGCGTTCGTTGCCGGGTCCCACACGACCGTGCGGCTACCATCGCGCGGCGTTGCTTCGTTGTCGAGCACGCTACCAGCGGAGAGCAGCGTTGCAATGTCGTTCGGCGTGGTGCCGACCGTGCCGACGTTGTTCGCGACGTTTGCAGCGAGGCCCAAGCCGTCAAAGTCGATCTTGTTGGCGATGGTCGCCATTGCCGGCTTGATGTAGCGATCGGCGAACTCGTCGACAACCAGCGTCAGTTCTTGCGACGAGAACGTGAAGTCAACGTGGAACTGAGTCGTCAAGCTGATCGGCAGCGACGATTCGTTCACGTTTTCGATGTTCAGGTTCGGGCCGGTCGTACCGACGAAGCGGTTCGGCTTACGTGCGTTGACGGTCGAGCCGATCTTCGCGCCGCTGACGGCGAATTCCTTGCTGTATTCGCGGTTTGCGCGCGAGGAGAACGTGAGGTTGTTCTCCAAGATCATCAGCGATTCGTCGAGGATCTTGGTCGGGGTAAGAAGCGTATTTGCCATTTAAGTGTCAGCCTTTGTTTCGTTTCTTCCACGCGATGTATTCCGCCGTCGAGGCGAACTCAGCCGGCTCGACAGGTGCGGATTTGCCGCCAACCGGGGTAATCGGCGCGGGCGCTTTGGAAACTTGTTTCGGGGGAGTGGCTTGAGCGACCTTCGCCTCAAGGCGGGCCAGTTCAAGCGCCATGCGCAACGGTGGGAGGGAAAGAACGCGCTCTGCGGCTTCGGGGTCTTGGCCCAAGGCATGCAGCACCTTGTGACCGTTATCCATCGACGTGACGGCTTCCAGGAACTCAGCGGGAGCGCCGCCTAGCATCTGGAACGTTCGCAGCGACGAATCCCACTCAGCAGAGAATTCCTTCTTTCCCGCGTCGAATACGCTGTTGCAGGCTTCGTCGAACTTCTCTTGCTGGATCAGCCGCTTTGCCTCGGCGCGGATCTGGTCAGGCGTCATCTGCTGGCCGGGCTGGTGCTCGGTCTGCGGCTGAAGCTGTCGCAGTTGCGCTTCGAGTGCTTCGCGCTGTCGCTTTTCCTCGTGCTTCTCACGCGTGAGCTGGTCGATACGCCGTTGGACCCAATCACTCTTGGGTTTTTCCTGCTGCGGCTGCTCGGCTGCTTGCGTGCTTTGCTCGGCGCCCGGTTCCGTGCTGACTTCTGCGGGCTGTTGCGCCTGTTCCTGCTCCGTAGGCGTGACGTTTTCAAGCGGTGCTGCGTTGTCTTCGATTTGCATGGACTGAGCCAAGGATTGAGCCCGGTGATACCGCACCGGTACGGGGTTATTGCTGTTGAGCGGGCAAAGAAAAACCCGCACTAGGCGGGTTCGGTTGTTGCGGCATTTGTTGCATCGGGTCAGGCGGTGGAGCGCCGCCTTCTGGCGCGCCGGTCTGCATCATCTGCATGACGACTTGCGTAGCCAGGTGAGAGACAAGCGCAGGATCGACGGGCCCAAGAGCCTGCATGCGCTTCGTTTCCGAGTCGTATGCCTTGATGTTCGTCTCCTGCTGCTCCTTGCCCTGCTGCGCCTCTTGGAGCTGCTGCGTCAAGTGCTCGATCATCTGGCCCATGTGCTGCATTTTCTGCGTAGCGTCCTGCATTTCCGGCGTCGGACCCTCACCCAAGATCGCGGGCGAGATCGTGCGATGCAGACGTTCGGCCACTTCATCAGCCATCGGGAAGTCAGCAGCCTTGAACAGCAGGTCGCCAGCAACCTTCATCAGTTCCTGATCCTGGCTCATGATCTGCGTAAGCGCGTTGAACGCTTCCTGCCGGCGCGTCTCATAGTTCGGGCCAACTTCGACCGTCACGTCATAGCGCCCGATGCCAGGGTTGTAGATCAGCTTTACGTCCTTCAGATGGTCGCGCTCACTCTCTGGCGGCGCCGGCTGTCCGTCAGGCAATCCGACCGGGTGTTGCTGGTCCGGGTTGAACTGCGCAAACGTCTCCGTGCCGTCCTCGCCGATGATGCGAATCACGCGCGCCGTGTCGTAGATCTTCGGGATCAGGTCAATCAGAATGCGGCCGGTGTAGCGAATGGCGCGCGCAACGTTGTCGATAAAGTGATACGTTGCACGGTCGCCCTGCCGCTGACGGGCCTGAATTGCGACGCCCGCCTGAGCGTTCGACTGCTGGCCGAACTGCTCCTGATACTGGCCGGTCGTCATCATCAGTTCCTGCTGCGCGGTCTGCATGCCTTGCAGGTACGCAGAGGCCCCTACAGGCGGCTGCTCGCGCTGCGGACGCTCGATAGGCTGTCCGGACTCGTCCCACGCGTTATAGGGCAGATACGGCAGGTTGTCTTTGTTCGCGTTCGCCCACTCGCTTTCGTATCCCTCGAAGGCTGCGGCCGGGCCGACAAATGGCGTCTTGGTCTGAAGCGCGATGTACTCGACGTTCGCCGACGACATGTAGTTGTACATGCGCTGCGCATCCTTCTGATTGCGCGTATGACCCTTGCGCTCGACCTTGCCGTCGATCACGATCTCTTCGCCGATGACGCGCACGATCGGGATATAGCGTCCCGCCCACGGCTTTTCGTCGATGATCTTGTCGCCAGCGATCAGATACCACGTGATCTGCGGCTGACTCACCGGGCGCTTCTGCACACTCGGGTCGCTCTCGATGACCTTGCGCTCTTCCGGGTCTTCGACTTCCGACAGCATCATCGGGCCGTTGACCGGGTGATTGATCAGCGTGTCGGTCTTGGTCGTCTTGCGGAAATACTCGCAGACGCGAATCTTGTCCTTGCTGATCCAGTCGCTGCCGGTCGTATCGTCACCGAACACAACGCTTTGCGCGTCCTCGCCCGGGTAAGTCGCCTCGAATTCGGTTTTCGACATCTGCTCGAAGACAAAGGCGAACTTCATATCGGAGCCGTCTGCGGACTCAATATCCGGGTCGGTGTAGACCGTCAGCGGGTTTTTGACGCGGCGCAGGAAGATTTCCTGATCGAACGAGCCGTCATGCGCGTACTCGCACACCACGCGCCAGTAACCGAGCCCCGCCTGCACAGCGAACTCTGTCGCCGTGTCGTACACAATCTCGGCGTGCGAGTTGTATTCGATGTGGCGAACGATGCCGTCGAGAATCTTCGCGATCTCAATGTCCGCGTCGCCGTCGACCGGCAGCGTCTTCACGCTCGGCTTGTTCTGCTTCGCATCGTTGATGATCTGCAGATTGTGCTGACGCGTCTTGTTGATCGTCAGGCACGGCCGGCTGTCGCCTTCGCGCGTGTTGCGGATCGCATCGGGCCATTGCCAGCCGTTATCCGCGTCGCCATTGGCGAACTTCAGGTCTTCAACGAAGCGCTTGCGGAACTCGCTCTCTGCTTCCTCGCAACGCGCGAAACGCTCTTTCGCCTCGCTGACAATCTTCGCTTTCGGATCTTCTTTCGGCTTTCGCGCCATATCATCCCATCCAGGCGCCACCACCTATCACGGTGCGGCGAATCGTCGGTTTCGGTTGTGGTTTCGGAGCCTTACCAGCGCGTCGTGCGCCCTCACAGGCGTACCGCAGCGCGTCGATGACGTGGTTGTCCTTGTCTTCGAGCATCGGCAGGATGGCGCCCGTGAGTGGGTCTTCCTTGTACTTATAGAGCGTCAGTTCGTCGATCAGATGCTTGCAGCGCGGGTGAACGATGATGTCGAACGACTTAAGAAACTCGACGCCCTCTTCCAGCGACTTCGCGCCCTTGATGGCCGGGCGAATCTTCGGGAAGCCGTTCTTCTGCATGTGGCTGATCGTTTCCGGCCGCGCAGAGTCAGCCGTGATCGGCCATTTCTCTGCGTCAGGAACTCCCATGAACAGTTCAGGCAGGTTCACGATCTCGCAACCGACCATGTACGCCTCATAGTCGACATACAGACGATTGCCGTCTATATCGCATCGAATCAGCACGGACGGATCGACCGAGAAGCCCCAGTCCGCACCCAACCGATGAATGGTGCCGCCCGGCCGTTCGAATTCCTCGATGCGCCAGTTCTTGAACACGCGCGCTTCGCTGTTCTGCTGGTATGCGCCAAGCCAGATATGCGCGTACTTGTCCGGGTCGCGCCGCTTGTCGTACTCCATTTCAATGCGCAACTCGTCGGGGAGCCACGGATTGTCCATGTAGTTCGCCTCGACCACGACAGCGCCAGGCGGCGGCTCCTCACCACGCAGCAGCGCATCTACCGGGTCAGTCGACTCGCGCGGGTTCCATGAGAACCACAGTTCGGATCCGGGCTTACGAATGGTCGGGCGCAGCAGGTCGAGCGATCGCTGGCTCAGGCTCTGTGCTTCCTCGACCCATGCGATGTCGAAGCCTTCGAGTGACTTGATCGACTCCGCGGTGTGGTTCTGCATGCCCTGAAACATGATCAGGCCGCCATGCGTCGACTTGATCTGCGCGTCCTGCACGTCGAAGTAGGCGCCGGCGTTCAACGCCTCAATCTTTCCTTCGAGCAGCTTCTTGACCGATTGCTTGAGCGACTTCTGGACTTCACGAACGCATACAGCGTCCGTCTTTTCCATGATGCTGCGCTCGATCAGCATTTCGCCGAAGAAATGCGACTTGCCTGATCCTCGCCCGCCGTGTCCGCCCTTGTAGCGAGCAGGCCCGAGCAGCGGCACGAAGACTTCAGGCGTCTGAATTTGGAGGATTGACAATTACGCGCTCGATCTTGGTTATGGCGATCGGGTCGCCGTCCTTGCCGGACATCTCAACCGCCTGCGTGGACTTGCCATAGCCGCGGTCAAGCAGTTCTTTCGCCGCCGCGATCCGAGCCGAGTCGTTCTCGCTCGTCGTCAGGATCGTTGCCAGCATCGCTATCGCTTCCGGTGCGTGGTTCTGCGCCAGCGCCCGTATGTCTGCCGTGATCTTGTTCGGCGTGCCCCTGACCCGGCCGCCGGTTTTCACACCTTTAGCCATGTGTCTAAATCCGTCTAAATCAATCTACTTTTGAGGGTGATCGCCCTGCCCTGTATGTACTCTGCGCGGCTGACCCTGCGCGGAGCAGGACGATCGTAAAAGGTGACTGGTAGGCTGCTACGTGCGATTTAAGGGCGGCACTACGGGAAGGTTCTTCGCGCCCTACTCTTTACCCAAGCCCGTTCGGACCAGTCGGTTAATGGTTGCCGCACCCGGCGCGACCAGAGTTCCCTTGCGGGCGGAGTGATCGCTTCCAATACCTGTGCGGCTGACGCTGTTTGCCCACCTGCGCCTGGGGTGATGTCTTAGTGCGCTGCCCTGCCGCGCGCCATGATCTTGGCTGCGGCTTCGAACAGGTCGATCAGTTGGTCGTCTTCGTAACAGTCCGTGCGGGCTGCTATCTGCCTCGCTGCGTCCTCGCTCATGTCGAGCGCGCCTGTTGCGTACATGTGGCTCATTGCGACAGCCAGCGCGTCGCATAGCGTGTCGATGTCGACGTGCGGGTCGATGCGGCTCATGCCATCCTCTGCCCGCGAAAGTACGCCTTGCCGTCATCCCGCACCGAGCAGAACTCAGGGTGCAGCAGTTCTCCATCGCGCCACGTCAGCACCGCGAATCCGCTCTGCCAGTTCGCGTTGCGCCCGGTCAGGTAGTGGAACTCGTCTTGCTCGGGATCGGCCAGCATGCCCGTCTCGATGCCGTAGCGCAGTTTCCCGAACCCGCGGAACTGGACGCATTGCAGGCGGTGCGTGTGGCCGGTGATGATGTGGTAGCCAGCGCCCTTCACCACGTTGTTGTAGGCGGCATGCATCCCGTTGGCGACGCTGTGGATAATCACGGTGTCGGCGTTCACGTCGATGCGATAGCTGTCTTTCCACGCTGGCAGATGGTCAGCCAGCGCAAAGCCTGCGATGCCCTCATATTCCGGTGCGGCGTGCGCCAGGCGGCTGTCGAAACGAATATCGTGGTTGCCGATCGTGCGAAGCAGCTTCATGCCTCGCGCGGCGCCTTCGATGTCGCTTAAGCGCTCACGGACGGCCTCAAGCTCGTCCTTGACGCTGTATGTCTTCTGCCAGCCGATGCGCGCGTGCTTGCTGATCCGGGCGCCGTCGAGCAAGTCGCCATTCAGGATCACAGCCTTAACGTCGCCAGCATGTTCCGCAATCACGTTGCAGAACGCCTTGTGCGCGGTCGTGATGAGCTTCGGCGAGTAGTGAGCGTCAGAGCCGATCACGATCGAGCCATTGCGGATCGACAGCGTATTGATGACCTTGTTCTCAGCGATCGTCAGTTCGACGTCGCGCTTTGCCTTCAGGCGGTCGCGGAACGTGCTTTCTGCGATGCCGTGCGCCCGAGCTGCTGCGCGAATGCTGCCGTGTGTGTCGACGGCCTTCTGAAAGTCGATCAAGCAGCCTCCAATGACTGAGCGCCCGCAATGCGGTTCGTCGCAATAGCGAAGTAGCTGGGATCGCGCTCGATGCCGATGAACTTGCGGCCGGTGTTGGCGCATGCGACGCCGGTTGTTCCGCTTCCCATGCAGTTATCAAGCACCGTGTCGCCCTCGTTCGTGTATGTGCGAATGAGGTATTCCATCAGCGCGACTGGCTTTTGTGTGGGATGGACGGTTTTGCCTTCGGACGCGATGCCGATAATTGAGCGCGGATAGTTCTCGAATTCCTGCAGCGAGTCCTTATCAGACTTGCCGTAATTGCCGCCGTTGTCGCCGCCCTTGCGGATCGTCGGGACCGACTTGCGCACAAGCCCTTGCGGGTTGTATGTCGGCTGCTTGTCGTAGAACACGAGCACGTTTTCGTGCGTCTTCATCGGCTGCAGCTTTGCGTTTAGATGCCCGGTAGCGCGCGTCTTGTGCCATATCCACTCATAGCGCAGCATCCCGAGATTCGATGCGCCAAGCACCTTGTCGAATGGAGGCTGCGCCGTAAGAACGATCGCCCCGCGACAAATGCGTTTGTATTGCGCCCATAGCGGCTCGAACGGAATCACCGAATCCCACTTATTCTGCGTCGTGCCGTAGGGCAAATCGCACAGGATCAAATCGACCGACTTATCAGCGATCGTCTGCATTACTTCCAGGCAATCGCCAAGTTTTAAGTCGATCAAGCGCTATCCCCTGTCTGTTTCCGGATTACCGGTACGGCGTTACCCGGCGTTTGCAGGTAGTCGGCGAATGCCTTCTCGCGATCAGCAATCATTGCCTCAGCCATCCTCGCCACTTTGGCAAGATGCATGTCGTCAGCCAGATCGGCGTGCGGATCGCGCTTGCTTTCAAGCCCGCGGTCGTACTCAGCGGCGCACATGACGATCGCCAGCACCACGCATGCGAACAGCACGATGAACAGAATGCTCACGATCATCTGACCCTCCGAAGTATCTTTTTCCGATTCGCTTATGGGGTGCGCATCACGCTTTGTATCCGTGATCTCACGTACTTGCGCAAAGTGCTTGCTAAAACGACGCTTTATTAGTATCGTTTCCCCATGCACTCACCCACGGAGAAAACCATGAACCAAGCCGACATTCACCACTGGTTGCGCGAAGCGCCCGACGCCAAGATCGAAGCCGCCATTGACGCGGCAGAGCAGCGCGATAACCTGATCGCACAGAAGCGCGACGAACTTGCTGCGCAGCGTATCGAAGCCATGTCAGACGACGACATCATCTGCGCGCTTCAGAGCGCCTATGCGGCGGGATTCTTGCCGGGTATCCGGTCAGCAATCAAGGAAGTCGACCGCGCAAAGGCATATGGAGTCCTGGCTGCACTCGTCGAACTTTGGATTCGCGTCGACAGCAAGGAGCAGGCGGTCAAATGGATGGAGCGACTAGAGAGCCCCAATCACCCATGCCACTGATCGACGAGCCCGCCATGCGCGGGCTTTTTGTTGATCTTGGTCCGCTATTTCTTCACCGGGAGCGCATGGAGCCAAACGCTTTCGCGTCCTCCTGCTATTTCTACGGACCGCCCAGCCTCGCCTTCGAGAGCGGCGCTCCGGTCTGTCTCCCGGCATATCTATGCGCGCACACTCTCACGACTGGCGGCTGATTTCGGCCCTGCGTACCGTACCCTGTACGCTCGCACCTACTACCATCCGCCATGCGTGAGAGCGCTGTCTTTCCAGCAGTCAGCGATGCGGGAGTCGCGGTGGCATAAAGCACAAAGCCGCCGCTTGATCTCTCAGGCGACGGCTATGGAATAAAAGCGCTGCTCAAGCCAGAGGCGAGCAGCAAAACTGTCGATTCAACCGACAGAAGGAGCCTGCGTTAGCGCGTCAGACGCAATGAAGACATGGTAGCGATATGATACGAATCTTATGCAGATGCGTCAAGCTACTTATGAAACTTTTTTGGCATCGTTTTGATGGCAACAAGCCAGCGCGAGAAGCGCGGCGAGTGCTTCCTGCCGTTTGTCAGCGGGAATGGCACGGCAAAAGGCGCGAATGACTTCTGAGTCCGTCCACGAATCCGATAACTCGGAAGGCAGATCGAGGGCCGCGTGAGGGTTAGACGACGCCGACGAAGTTTGAACACCGGTCATTTATTTTCTGCCTTCGCAATCTGTTAGGGGATCGTTTGCTCTGAAACGATGCTGTAACGATAATCCCTATCATATGCTGAAGCAAGCGGTTTCGGTTGCGAAATGTTGCATTTTTGTCGGTCTAGTAAGGAAATATTACTTGACGCAAACGTTACCGAAATAATTACTCCGCCATTGTAATTTTGCTGTCAACCGCATGGGAATGTGTAATCCATTCAATGATTTGTCTGCTGAATCACTTCCGGCGCCGGCCCTGCTCGACCAGCGTTTCGAGTGGCTTGTTCGTCACTAGCGCGCTCATGACCTTGAACATGGCGATGCGGGTCGCTTCAGGAGCCTGGTTGTAGAGCGCCATCACGGAGTCACTGAACGCCTTCGCGTCGTCATCCTTGGTGAGTTGGTCCTGCGAGTGGTCGGAGTCGAGCCAGCCGCGCGGGAGGTTCAGCGCGTCTTCTATCCGGTCCCGGATGTTCGAGCCCGCCAGCTTGTGGCCGCTCATGATCTGGCGGAAATTGATAACGCTGATCCCCAACCTCTCGGCGAACAGCTTCAGCATGCCTCGCTCGGGATGCTCCGGATACTGCGCTCGGATCTCGTCCTTGAATTGCTCCAACAAGAATTTCAGGTTCCGTCGACGAACCTGATCCACTGTTTCGATTGTCACTTTCAGTCCCTTAGGTAAGTGCGCCGTGTGCACGCGGCATCGTTTCCAGTATGTTCCTGCGTTTTAAATGAAAAAGCAACCGCAATAGGAGCCTATTTCTAGTGTTTTCACGCACTTAGAGCATGCTGCGATGCGTTTTCATGGACAGCCATAAAAGCATCGAGTACTATTACGGCATCGTTTCTCTTGGGAGGGACGACCCGCTCAAGCGCACCATCCGAGGAAAGTAATGGCAACCATGTTATTCGACGAGCCGCCGCTTGTCGTCTCCCCCACTTTAGCCTGCGCCATCGGCCTTCACGAAGCGATCGTCCTACAGCAGATGCACTACTGGCTGTCGCACAGCAAGTTCGTCCACGATGACCGTCATTGGGTATACAACACCTATGAGGACTGGGCGAAGCAGTTCCCGTTCTGGAAGCCGGAAACCATCCGCAAGATCATCGCCAAGCTGCGCGGTGACGGGCTGATCGACATCGCCAAGCTGTCGGATAACCCTTGGGACAAGACCAACTATTACGCGATCAACTATGCGGTTTTGGCTACGCATGGCGCCCGCATCGATGCGGAAAAATCCACCGCATCAGAGCGGAAATCTGCACCGGTTCAGATGCGGAAAAATCCACCGCATCACTGTACAGAGAATACAGAGACTACTACAGAGAATACAGAGCGCGCTCCGCGCACCGACCTCTCCTTCGCGGAATGGATCGAAACCTGCAAAACCTCGGGCGAGCGTCCCGTCCCTGAAAGCGATCCTGTCTTTGAATATGCCGAGAAGGCAGGTCTTCCGCTCGACTACATCGTGCTGCACTGGAAAGAGTTCAAAGAGCGCTATGCCACTGACGGCAAGCGTTACAAGGACTGGCGCGCGGTCTATCGCAAGTCAGTTCGTGGCAACTGGTTCCGACTCTGGTTTTTCAATGCTGACGGCGTTTGCACGCTGACGACGCAGGGCCAACAAGCTAACCGCATTCACAAGGAGCAAGCATGAGCACGAAACATACGCCGAGACCGTGGCACGTTGATGGCGACGGAGGAATTTCCTGCGAGATTGGCTTGAACAAGGATTGGCCGATCGCTGATTGCTCCGGGCCTGACCGATCCGCGAATGCCGTTCTTATCGCTGCTTCACCGGATCTATTGGCATTTGCAGCGGAGTTCGTCGAAGCATGGGATTTGGGAATGGCCGGCGATTCATCGTTGCTCAAATCTGCCCGCGCTGCCATCGCCAAAGCAACCGGAGAACAGGCATGAGCGCGAATGACCTTCAGCGGGCCGTGCCGGCCTCCGTCGAATCCGAGCAAGCCGTCATCGGCGCCCTGCTGATCGACAACGACGCAATAGACCGTATCGGCGACCTGCGCGCGGAGCACTTCTTTCGCGGCGATCACCGGGCGATCTTCCTCGAGGTGGCCGCGCTGATCTCGAGCAGCGTCGGCGCCGATGTGATGACCGTTTTCGAGCGCTTGCAAGCCAAGGGCCGGGCGGCCGACGTCGGCGGGCTCGCGTATCTCAACGACCTGGCGCAGAACACGCCGAGCAGCGCGAACGTCGCGCGCTATGCGGAGATCGTGCGCGACCGGGCGCAGAAGCGTGGCCTACTGGCGCTGTCGCACGAGATCCAGGATTCAGTCGGCACGACGCCCGACAGCGCCGCGGTGCTGATCGACCGCGCATCGACGAAGCTCGAAAAGCTCGGAGAGGCGATCGTGAAGTCTGAGCCGGTTCGCGCGTCGGACTCGTTGCAGGAATATCTGAACTACCTTGAGCACCAGATCGACGGCAAGATCAAGCCCGTCCCTACCGGCCTGACGGATCTCGACCGCAAGCTCGGCGGCGGTTTCTATGGCGGCGATCTGGTGATCGTCGCGGCCCGCCCGTCGATGGGTAAGACGGCGTTCTCCCTGACGATCTCTGCCAACGTCGCGCAGACGGCGCCGGTTCTGTTCCTGTCGATGGAGATGAAGAACGTTCAGCTTCAGCAGCGTTTAGTTTCCGCAATGGGCGGTATCCCGATGGGGCAACTGCGCGACCCGGCGAAGCTCGACAACGAGCAATGGCAGCGCGTCACGCACGCCGGCCAGCGGATCAACGAGCTGCACCTGTACCTTGATGACCAACCGAACCTGACGCTGCTCGAAGTGCGCAACAAGGCGCGCGCGATCAAGCGCAAGCAGGGACTGTCGATGCTCGTCGTCGACTATCTCGGGCTGATGGCGACCGGCGACGAAGAGCGGCGCGACCTTCAGATCGGCGCGCTGACGAAGGGGCTCAAGAATCTGGCGAAGGAACTGGACATTCCAATCGTCCTACTCTCCCAACTATCGAGAAAGTGCGAGGAACGCCCGAACAAGCGCCCTCTCTCGTCCGACCTGAAGGATTCCGGCGACATTGAAGCCGACGCCGATACGATCCTGTTCCTGTACCGCGACGAGGTATACAACCCGGACTCGATGGACAAGGGCATTTGCGAGGTCATCTGCACGAAGCAGCGCCAGGGTGAAACGGGCGTCGTTGGCCTCGCATTTATCGGCGAACAAACGCGATTCGCGGACCTCGCAAACGAGCGCTCATTCGGCGCGCGCCCTGACGTGAGACGCCCTAAATTCGGGGGTCTGGACTGACAAAAGCCGTGCATTTTTGGCCGACTTGCGATACTATTACGGCATGACGTACTGTAATAGATTCGCTTCTTTCTCGTTACTGAGGAAAATCTTAAAAGTCGTGCGTCGTTGCAAAAATACCAATGCAGTATTGTAAATGAATGCCGAAAAGGCATCTTAACCCATAAAGCCGGCAGTGCTTTAGAAACGGCCAACACGAGGAAACACCATGTTCAAGATCGAGAAGCACATCCCTGTTCCTGAGTCGCGCCGCGGCCG